TAAAATGTACGAAACACTTGGGTTACCTGCTGACAGTATTATCCCACTAGATGCGTTTGTTAAATCTGAACTAGATGAAGCTGATATGATGGGCGCCACAACAAGTGTTTTATCGCCGGATGAATTACAAAAATATCTTCAAAGAACGGCATCAGGAAAAAAACAAAAAATAGATAAATATAAAATGCCGTATGTACATAGTGGCAACATACAAATTAAAGACGAAAATGATAAAACATTTGATTTAGATAAATTAAAGTCAGCAATTACAACTCGACCTGAAAAGATCTTAAAACAAAATGAAAAGATTACACATAGTGGTGGTGGAAGTACCGTTTACTTCAATATTGGTTTACCAGCATTAAAGGGTTTAGCTGTTAATGAAAAAACAGGCGACTTTGTAATAGTAGATACTTGTCCAGGCGCAGGTGCTTGTAAGGTATATTGTTATGCTAAAAAAGGTGGATACGTACAATGGAAAGCCAGTTCACTATCCCAAACAAAACAATTAAATTTTCTATTAAATGATCCAGCTGGATATAAAGCTAAGTTAGAGAGTGAAATACGAGCTGAACAATCAAAGTATAAAGACAAAAATTTATCAATCGATAAAAAACGCCGTAAAGTACTGTTGAAAGTTTTTAAAAAAGATACAGTTGATGATATTTTAAAAGGTAAATTAGATCAAGGCGCAATTGATTCGGTTATAAGAAATAGAAATTTACTTGGTTTACCGCCATTAGATTTAAGCCCATTGTCTACTACAGATACAAAATTAGTGATTCGATGGCACGATGCTGGTGATTTTTTTAGTGATGACTATTTGGATTTGGCATATAGTGTTGCTAAAGATTTTCCAGATGTAGATTTTTATGCTTACACAAAAATGGCATCTGTATCTAAAGGTAGTAAACCAAGTAATTTTAAGATGAATTTTAGTGCTGGGGCAGATCCTAGTCAAGAAAAACAAATAAATCTACAAACAACTAAACATAGCACAGTTGTGCCTAAACCAATGTTTGCTGATTTGGTTGATAGAGTAGAAATACCGGATCCAACATTTAAATTCAATCCAAAAAAACCAGATAAAAAAGCTAAATTAATTAAAAAATTAATTTATAAATCGCCGGACGCTGTTAAAATTCTAAAGAAAAAATTGGCGTTAAAATATAATATGCCGGAAGACAGTGTTATTACCTATGACGAAATGATGAAAATTCCTGTAGGAGATAAACCAAAGTGGAATGTTATAGTTAAACCAGGCGATGGCGACGATAGTGCAAATAGAGCAGATGTAGTGGGTACTTGGTTATTAATCCACTAATTTAGTTGTATTATCTCACTCCAGAGATATTTATAATCAATGAGTGCTAATTTAGATCAAGATCGCGTGCGATGGCCCGGGAGTGGTAGTAGTGTTAATATAAACACTGTGCCATTTGGCTATTATCTAAACGAAAGTTGCGTTGGAGCTGAAACCACATTTGTTAATGATTGTAGTAGCAGCGCGATGTGGGCAGCAAAACGGTTGGGATATCCAATTGTTGATATAGAAATGATCGATGTTAATTTCTACGCATGTTTTGAAGAATCCGTACTAGAATATAACCGTGTAATAAACGAGTTTAATATCGTAAACAATTTGGTCTCATTAGTTGGCCTACCCCAATCTAAATATAACAATTTAACCGGTCTTGGTATGAAGAGTACTGGTTTGCCATTTGTTGTACAATTAAGCAAACAATATGGCGCCGAAGCACTTGTTGGCGGCGAATACGAAGTAAAAAGAAATTACATTCCAATAACAGGCAGTGCCTCGCCTACAAATACAAATCAAGTTTATGACTTGAATACGTTAATTGGTCGAAATATTGAACATTTAACAGGTTCTCGCATTGAAGTAAAGAGAGTATTTCATCATCGTCCGCCTGCTATTGCTCGTATTTATGATCCATTTAGTATGACCGGAATGAGTTACAGTAACGTACTAGGTGAAATGGGATTTGGGGCTTATAGTCCTGCTACACAATTCTTGATGACTCCTATTTTTGAAGATTTGGAACGTGTACAGGCCATTGAATTCAATGATATGGTTCGTAAAAGCGCTTATAGTTTTGAAATTCTTGGCAATAATAAGTTGAGAATTTTCCCAATTCCAACTGATAATTTCAGAGTTTATATAGATTATATCGTTGAAAGTGAGCGTGATATTACTAATTTTTACAGTGGGTCTCGTTACGAATATATCAGTGATCCAAGCGATGTTCCATATGAATATTGTACATATTGTAAAATTAATCAGCCTGGTAAACAGTGGATTAAAAAATATTTCTTAGCGTTATGTAAGGAAACACTAGGTCGTATTCTTCAAAAATACAGTACAGTGCCAATTCCCGGTGGAGAAGTAACTCTTGATGGTGCTGAATTACGATCTGAAGCCAAGGAAGAAAAAGATTCGTTGCTTGAAAAACTAAGAGATATGTTGGAAAAGACACTTCGTGTCAATCAATTGGAAAATAAAGGAAAAGAAAGTGAAGAAATGAATAAGATGTTGTCCCGCGTACCTTTACATATTTATATTGGGGTTTGGGCATTTTTACTAATATATATTAATATATGGACAAACATCAGTGTGATATCTGTGGTTTAAAATATAAAAGTACCAGATCTTTATCAATTCATATAAAATCTTCACATAAAACATTAACTGAAGAATAAATCGAGATCGATGGTATATTCTGGCATCCAAAATCGTTGGATGAGTGTAAATATGAATTTCAAAAAACATCATATTTTAATGATTTGGAAAAAGAAAATTTATTAAAACAAAAAGAGATAAAATTGATACGAATTCGAGAAAATGAATTTCCAGATTCAATCATTAACATTATAAATGAATAATATATATTATTTATATTTATATAACATATGGCAGCACCTGTATCTCCACAATATCCTAAACAAAATCCAGCGTTTCCACAATATTGGACCAATGGAAGAAAGGATATTGGTATATATAATCCGAATTATTCGCCTGGTAGATATTTTTCGCCTAGAGATATCAATATATTAAGTTCTCTTAATGCTGAATTGATGGGGGATATAATAGAAAATGTTGTACAGATATTTAAGATTGCTACTTATGAAACGGTGGTTAATATTTACGGTGAAAGTAGTAGTGAAAAAGGTAAAGTATTTTATCCAGGTATTAATCTTACAGCTTTGATTCAACGAGAAGATATAACAACTGATGGATCACAAGGATATGGTCCTGATAGAAAACAAGATATTGTTTATAGATTCAGAGAACGTGATTGTATTATCACTAATTTTTTCCCTGAAATTGGTGATTTGGTATTGTATAATGAACGTTATTATGAAGTTGATAATGTAGTTCAAGAACAATTCTTAGGCGGACATCCAGATAAGTCTTTGAGTTTAATTGTCAATACTCACTATACAAGACTAAGCAAACTAAATCTAGTAGAAAGACAAACATAATTTATGCCGTGGGGACCAAACAACGTTGGTGATGCAAATAATGCTCCAAATCCAATTGAGAAAAATATGTCTCAATCGGATGTAAAAAAGTATTATAATAGAGCAGACGCAGTACGACGTGATACGGATAAACAAAAAAATGTCACGATTACTTTATTGGATATTGACTCAGCAATAATTAGTACACTAGATTCTCAATTGAAGTTGCAAGTCAATGATAACGGCGAAACTATCAAAGTACCGGTGATATATGGCAATCCAGAAAGATGGGTTGCTATGAAAAAGTATGGGGGTATTAGAGATAATCAAGGTAAACTTCTGTTACCTGCTATAATGATTCGTCGAAAAAGCGTGGAGAACAATAAAGAATTAGCTACATTTAATCGTTATCTAAATTATGAAACTATTATGAATTATTCAGAAAAGAATAAATATGATAGATTCGATTTGATGAATAAAGGCGCCTTTTCAAGTAAACCAACTAAACAGATTTATAGTGTTTCATTACCAACACATGTAAATATTACATACGAATGTATTATTTGGACAGATTATGTGGATCAAAATAATAAATTGATTGAACAAATAAATTACGCAGCTAAGGATTATTGGGGGGACCGTGAACGATTTAAATTTAGAGCCAGAGTAGATAGTTATAGCATCGAACAAGAAGTAAACGATGGTGAAGATAGAAATGTTAAGACTAC